GAAGCAACCTAGAAAGGAGCACAAAAATGAAGTTCGTGGAGGTAATGCCAGGTAAGTTTCAATCGCGACTAGATGACGACACGTTCATCTGGATTGTTCAAGAGGGGCCCGCCGCGTGGTGGTGGCATTTAGGCGGGCGCGATGCCCGCCACGGCGAGGTTTGGGGAACGGACTTCAACGGGCCGTTCTCCGACCTGTGGGAGGCGACTGCGGATGCGGTCGCCCGATACGAAGGATTTGAGGACAAGACCATCGTGTGGTGGGTCTACAGGCCCACCTACGGAGGCGGGGTGATTGAGCGCCCCGCCCTCTGGAGAATTGAACCGGTCATCGAGGGCAGCGATAGAGACCGGGCTCTCGAGTCCGGGCAAATGACCAATGATGCCGGGGAGGTCTACAAGATCCCCGGCCAGTGGATTAGGTTCACAGACCGGGCCTCTGCCGAGGCCTGGGTTGAGGAAGAAACACGGCGCTGGTACGCTTGGTGGAATTTTTGGAATTCCTAATCCAGCTGCCGAGCCTCAACAACCCTCACACCGAACTGGTGTGGGGGTTTCTTTTGCGCGTTTTATTCCTCTTCTCTCTCCTCTCGCATTTCGCTCTCCCCCGTCATCACATTCACCACGCGCAACCCTCGTCGCTTCGCCTGCGCGATCGCCTGTTGCTCGATCATCTCGATACGCTGTTTCGAGATGGTCGTTTTTAATGCAACAATCACACCCGCAACAATGACCGAGCCATCGCGATATATTTTCTGCAACTGCGCGTTCGCGTGCTGTCCTAATCGCAAATCGCGCACATGCTCCCGCCAGCGTTGCGCGAATGACCGCCGGGTCTGGCCGATGTAATAGTAGTCCCCGCTGGTCGTAATGACGCGCAGATAGTAAATGCCGGCGTTCGTTTCAGTATTCATCGCGTCGTCTTTCTCTTTCTTCGCTTTCGCGTTCGTTTCTCTTTTCGTTTTGTGACCAACGCGACAAATCGTAATTCGCCCGCATCGTTGTATTCGATCAGCATATGCGGAATGGGGAGGGTCGACGTATCAAGCGTCGATCGAACAGTTTCATGCGCAACAATACAGAGCAGCGACGGTTCGCTTCGCAACGGCGGCGGTTCGCTTCGCAACGACGGGAGGTCGTCGATCGGAACAACGTAAACCGGCGCGTTCAAGGTTAATCGCTTCAGCTCGTAAAACAATTGTTCGCCAGCGCGCTCGATGTCGCCAGCGCGCTCGATGTCGCCAGCGCGATCGATAGCGCGCTCGATGTCGCCAGCGCGCTCGATGTCGCCAGCGCGATCGATAGCGCGCTCGATTTCGTTGCGTTGCTCGACGTTGCGTGTAGAAGCGGGTGCAGAAACGGGCGAGCGAGCGAACGAATGTTCGGGTAGAACGTGTGATCGAAGCGAAAGCAAATCGCGATTTACCGCTTCAGAAAGCCATAAAAACCTATTTTTTATACATCCGAAACCCTCATTTTCCAAACCGTCACCGTTTCCAACCGCGATCACGACGATGATCGGCGCGATTTCCTCGTTGGACGATGCTGTTTGTTGAAAAACCATACCGTGTTACCTTCATCGAAAGACAAAACGTCTGTTCGTTTAGCGCTGTGTGTCGGTTTGTGCGCTGGTTTGTGCGCTAGTTGGCGATCGAGCACAACCGCGCGAATAAGAGAAAATCATCGATCTGAAGAAATGAAAAGAGACCAGAAACGAGAAACATTGAACGCAAGCGAACATGCAACGATTGACGTCAAACGTAGCGATCACGTCCAGTTCAACGCAAGAATGAAAAGGGCGGCGAATGGAAAACGCGACGAAACGCGGGATACACCAAAACTATCGCGATGATGGACATGCTATATTTCACAATGGTAGCCGTGACAATGAGCGACAAAAGCATATCGTTGGGAAGAATGCCAGCGAATGCGATAAGAAAGAAAAGCGCGCTGTCGAACGGAACGCTGATCGTATTGCTGGTAAGAATACGGATAATCCAATGTCGTTTGAGACGATGAAACAATTCAGTGTCAAGCGCTTCAGAAAAAGCTAATCCGACCCCGGATGCAAGCACGATGCGCAACGGTTCTTGGAGGATACATAATGCGATAGTGCTGCAAAGAAGCGCGATAAAGATAAAGAGATACATAATATCCCGGCGGCGATACACATGATGTACTGCAATAGTAAAAAATAAAACCGGCGGTTGCATAGGTTACATGTTATTGCTGGGTCGAAACAACGTATCCCTTCCCCGCCAAAAACGCAATCAACGCTTGATGGAACGTATCCGGTTGCACGAACGATGCTTGATTATTGCTAAGAAGCAAATGCGTAACAAGCCTGTACGTGCTTTCACGATCTGGAATATAGACCGGCACGTATTTCATCGCGGTGTAAAATTGAGCGATTGCGTGGTAAATAGTGTCTTCATTGAAAGGTTCGTTACGAAGAAGAGAAAAGAAAACGGTGTCAATGACAAAAGTATCAGTATCCGGCGCGGTAATAGTGAAGGTTTGTGGGTGGTAGGTAATGTTCATAGTTATAGTTCCTCATACTTAAACGTTTACCAACGCTAATTCAGCAAATGCATCAACCGCGATCACTAAAATGAATACAATCGCGGCGGCGAATAATGATGGAAATTGTGACAAATTGAACCAAAGCGTATAAATCGTGTACATCGCGGGATAACTCATGAGAACGCTAAACAACAACGCGCCGATGTATAACGGGCGCGCTAATTTTTTCTCTCGATAGTCCGGCAATTGCGCCGTTAGCTGAAGCACCACGCATACCGCTTCGACCATCAGCGCCTTGTAAAAATTATCACTATCCGCGCTGATGTGAAAGAAAATATCATAAAGCGATGACGTTGGCGCAAAAAACGAGAAAAAGTAAAACTTCCCGACCGCGTTCCAAACAATAAGCAATAACGCAAATGCAGGAATGATGTACGAAGTGACTGTTTTAATGTTGTTGCGATCAATGCGCATACGTTCCTCCTTTGATTACATCAAACTCAACTCATCTCTTTGAATATTTCACTAAACTGAATAGCCACCCCGTCTCGATCATACACGATTGACGACGAAACAGGTTGCGTCTGCAATCGTTGCGTATCGTGAGCAATTGCGTGTGGTTGCGTTGCTTGCGCAATGCTATAAAGCATCTCTTGAACATCAGTGTACACTTGCAGTAGTTCGGTGTAGACGCGATACGCAGCGATAACGAGCAACGTTACCGCAGCCGCAAACCCGAGCACGCCCCACAGCGCAAGAAGATACATGGTTTCTTGCGCAACGAATGTCATAAACGACAACACGAATCCCCCGCCTACCCACCAGACAAACGCTGGCAGCGCGTGTCGCTCAATGCGAGCGATGACGGGGAATGGTTCGGTCGGCTGGTCATCCAGTACTTCACGCTGCGACTCCATATTAGTCACCTCTTTCGAAGCGAGGTTACGAAGTAATTGTGAGTATAGCACAATTGTACAAAAAGTACAAGTTTAGTTGCGCATGCAACTAATTGCGTATAGATAGTGCACATGTGTGACCATTTCTCGGTTATAACTGCGAAATATCGCTAATCGAAATCCCTAACGCCTCCAATGTGCGTTGCATTTTCGCCACCTTCGCTTCCAATTCATCGTGTCGTTGTTGCAATGCATCGTACTCATTCTGTAGCGTATAGTATTTTTCTTGCCATTCTGATACGCGCTTACTCATTAATTCGAGTTGTTGATATAACTCTTCGCGTAATTGCGATACACGTTGTTGATAGTATGCCGCAGTTTCTTCTCTAATTTTCGCAGCTTGATCTTGCGCAAATACAACACGATCCCACGCCCTTTCTAGTTTTTCCTCTAATTCCGCGATCCGTTTATACGATGTGCTTAGTAATGTTTGTTGCGCAACGTTACGCTCTTTTAACCGAGCAGCAAGCATTCCAAACACCGCCGTTGCAATGGAAGACACGGCGGCAGTGATTGCAGTGATCACTTCGGGCGATAGCGATTGCATACATGCACCTGGTGGTTAGTCAGATGAAGGTTCGATTTGGACAGATTGCACAACTGGCGGTTCCTGCACCAATGCTGCTTCCCTCGCTTGCTGGTCACGTTCACGCTCGAAATCCGTACCATACAACCGCGCAACCGTATCTTTCGACAGTACGCCGCGATCCAGCAAATTAGTTGCGTATTGAAGCAATTGCGTGACATCGGCGGTGACAACCGGCGCAAAGAGCGGTTGCGGGATCGACACCATCCCGTTAGCTTCTGCGACATCTCGAAATACTGCTTCGACCCACCGGAGCACATCGCGATGAATGTGCCGGATCGCTGACAAAATCCCTAACGCCGCCACCTGATTATCTGCCGAGTTGCTGCGTTGCGTCTCTCCAACCGCGAGAATGCGCGGAAATCCCAGCGCAAAAAAGATGTCTTGAATAACGCTTTCGTATTTTTTATTATCAATTAATTCGCTAAACGGCGGCACGATCCAGGAAATATCTACGGTATGGTTGGTGAAAAGATTAAATAACACGCCATCGGAACTTTGCTGCAACGCTTGTTCTGTCGCTTCAATCGCCTGATCGTCCGCGGGAAATTTATCATTTCCCACTTTTATATGACGAAATGCTTCAATGGTACGAGCGGCGATAGCACGATCAACGCGATGCATAAGGTGCTTGCGTTGCAACGCCTCTAGCGCCGGTTCGACGTATGGCTGAGGATACAGGTATGCCGGCAACAAATTGCGAAAAATCACCGGCGTCTCTAAGCGAAACAACGTCTCCCCCGCTTTGATCCGTTTTACATAATCAGGAAACTGACTAGTCAACAATTGAAACGTTTTCGAGTCTTTTGTGCCGTCAGGGTACATTCCGCCTGACAGCACGAAATGAATGTCGCTTTGTGAGATTTGCACAAAAACCAACGGTTCGCCGCCGATCACGTTGGGTTGCAGCACAATGTTCATCGCATCGCGAACCCAAATCGACGACGGTACGAGATAGCGGGTTCGGCCAAGTTCGCCAGAATTGCCCCCAATCCGGTTTCCCATCATCCGCGTTAGTTCATACTGCGGAACCGCCATGCCGTCAATCAAATATGACAAAATAATGTGAAAGATTGATGGTTGCAGCGTTTTGGCAACCGCACGAAAGAAGGCAACATGTTCATCCGAAAGCTCATAACCTTGCAATAATTCTCGTGAAACACGCAATTCCGTGGTTGCAATTTCGGCTAATCGCGTAACAACGGTCGAAATGATAGGATCAACGCGATAATAGTAGCGGGTTGCGCGGATAATTGCGCGATAGTCAGCCGAAGATAACGCAGTCGAGCCAGAACGAAACCCGCGAAACCCAGCAAGCGGATGCCCCTGCGACGTGTCAAGCGTTTGAGAATATGAACGTGCGTTCGGTAGGTGGCTCATCGATCTCTCCGTGGATGTTGTATACTTGATCTATTTGTGCGATTGATACAATCCTTTCGGCAGCGCAAGCCGGCGGCGAATGCGTTGTGTCGCCTGACTCTTGATTGCAACCGCGAAACATATCAACGCTGCGAATTGGTGATCGTTCGGCGATTGACCATGTCCTTGCTCGGACAGAATGAAATACGACGACGATCCACCGCGAGAAACAACCCGCGTAATTCGTTCAATCTCCGAAATAAGTTCCTGATCAACTTCTGGGAATACAATCATTCCATCTGAAACCATTTGCACAAGCGTCGCTGCACCCACAGACTTGACGTAATCCGTGATCTCTTCCCCTTGTGCATCATATCCAATGCTCATCTTGCCGTGAAATTGGACGCTATGAATGACGGCGCGATAGTAATTGCGGTCATACCCCTCATTGTGCTGCAACGTATGCACAATATGCAATCCGCCGCCGCCGGTGCTCGTGTCAATCGCAATAAGCGTTGGTTTGTAACTTGTCGCCAACCAATCGATAATTTTCACTTGCGTGTCGAAATCGACACGTTTCAACACCACTTTATGCGCAATTTGCCACGGTTGATCTGTGTTTTTGCCAAGGATAATGATAACGGTCGGATCGACAAATCCACAGTCAATACCAAACGCGATAAGCTGATATGGTAACGGCGGACGCTCGATCACGGAATAGTAAGGTTCGCCAATTTTTAGTTCTCGTTCCGTGTAGATCGATGGCGTGTAGTCAATTGGTTTTGTTTGAATTTGTTCGCGATGCAACAATACTTGCACCGCTTGGCCGTGGTTGCCCAAAACTAACTGTTGATACGCATCGGATTGTTCCCCTCCATAACGTTTTTTGTTCAATTCGTCTTGTTCGATAGTGTAAAATGGATTATTCGGGGCTGGAATGTGATATTCTTTAAATCCTGATGATGGTTTACTTGCAAAATACAATAATGAATTGCGCATACCGTTGGGTACGCCCGTGACAAACACTTGCGCACTTTGCTCCCAATCGTTTAATGCTGGTGCAGCTTGTTGCCAGCTTTCTTCTGAAAATAATTGCGCCTCATCAATGTACATTTTGCCAACATGCAACCCGACTAATTGATTATTTCCGATACCGGTGTTCCGAACACGCAATAGCACTTGTTCGCCCGTTGGAAATCGAAAATCAAAAACGCCATCGGAACGATTAATATTGTGAACATAGTGGCGCAATAATGGAGACGCACGCAACCGGTCGTACAATCGTTTCATGATCGGTTCAACCTGCGCCTCGTTATTAGCCAACAAGAGAACCTCTTTCGTGTCCGGCAGTCGCGTTTCGTGCTGAAAAATATCGCACAAAATACGATCTTCAACAAAAAGTGAATTATGTGAAACAACAAAATCTGACAAATACACGTGATGTTCGTGCACTTGAATAGCATATGTAAGCGTTGACGGTTGTTGCGTTATGCTAACGATGGGATCGAAAAAATACCAGTCGTCGGTATAATTCGACGGGGGAAGAACAGAAGCAACCGCAACGCCCGGCACGCGAAATTGCTTGAAAAACCGGAACAGTGCGATGGGATCATCAATGATAATGGTCGTGTTGACGACGCGAAAAAATACACCAAATCGAAGTAAAACGCGGCGCAAGATGTGAACATTTAGTTCCGTGATGACGTCAATTGTGATAACATTCCGCGAAATATCAGCGTATTGTGCAAACAACGCTTCGATAAACGCGCGAAATTGCTCTTTTCCTTCATTGAACAGTTCGCTGGGCAGCTTTGTTTGCTGATGCACTGAGAAATGATAGTCCGTATTGAACCGTTTCGCGAAATATCCGAAGGTTCTTCCCATACGTTTAGACACATCGCTGAGCATCCAGTAGTATTTTTTGCCGCGCATGAGTGCAATTGCGCCATCAGATCGCTCGTAAAAATCAATATTGAGCGATTGCGCAATGCGAGCAATATCATCACGCACGTGCTTTGTTCGCGGATACAATCCGATCACTTTTTCGTCAGGTTCGAGAAACCAATATCCTAGTAATCGTAATTCATCAGGCTTGGTAAACCCGCGTTCATACACTAACCCGTCGGGAATAGTACCAACAACCGCGATTTCATCACCTACCTTTACCTCGCTTAATGCAATATATCCGTGCCTTGTCAATAACGGGTGTTCTTTTGTTGCTTCGATGCTATACCCTGATTTTGTCGTCACGCGAAACACCGGTTTACGCCCGTTGTAAAAAAGTACCGCCGGCGCGTTTACTAATTTCATATCCTTTGTGACGGCAATGATTTCAAACGGAACGGGTTTCGTGGGAATAAGCACCCGCCGCCGCTCGTACTCTTGGATAATTTGCCCGATTTTTTTCCAACCAAATGGCGTCAAAACCTGTGCAGTCGCCGGCTGGCATTTCCCGATTGCGCGACCGCCACGCGCCGCGACTGCTGATGATTGATCCGTCAACAAATCTTTCTGATACCAACGATACGAAAACGTGCGTTTGGGCCAGAGATGCCGCTGGGTTTGGCCGTCTTTCGTATTGCGCAAAAACTCGCCAAACCATACCGGATCATCAAGAATTTCAAGTAACGCAAGTTCGCTTTCAGTTAATTTCTGTGTTATTGCCATGATCTGCTACTTCTTTATCGTTAATAACGACGGTCGCATCTTCGATTTCGATACGTTCTTGCGCGGGCGTCGCTGGTTCTTGTTCTTCCGACTCGCTTTCCAACACGACGCCTGCTACGTTGCCCGTCACGATTGGATTGATCTTTCGCGCTTTCGCGGGCCGGATCGAAACCGGATAGTTTTTCCGCCATTTGTATTCCCGCGGCTTTAGATCGAACCAAACCGAGCGTTCATCACGTTCGATCGCCACCATGTCGCCACATTGCGAACATTGAAATGCGACAACGTATCGTGTGTGATCGTGTACCGGAGCAAACCGACCAACCATGACGTGACATTTTGGGCAGATAACCCGTGTCAATCGTTGATCGATAAACTGTTTCGCCGCTTCTCGCAACGCCGCGATGTACTCCGGCACGCTATCCGATCCGCTTGCCCGTCGCGTTTTGCGATCTATTCCGAGCTGCCGCTCTAATTGTTGATTCGTCGCAAGCAATTTTTGAATAAGTTGCGTTGTTTTTTCAATGCTTGCCGGATCGAGCGACTGGCTATCGCTCATTTCCTGTAACATTTCGTGCAAATCCTCGATAATGAGCGCGTTTGAGATCAAGGCGCGAAGATTATCTTTGTCATTCGCGCTGTTAACCGAACTCAAATCATACGATTGTTCATATTCTGCGAGTTTGTCGCGAAATCGTTGCTCGAAAGATCGACGTTTCATAGAAAGATTATCTGCACTTTCTCGCGAGTTTCAGTGTGGTTCTGTTACTATCACAGAAACGCAAACATAAAAAACCGGCACGATGGCCGGAGGAAAAAAGAAGAGAGCGACGATATGTGTCGCTCTCCCCCTTTCACAATCTCATCAAATTGGGCACACGCCGCCGGCACATTCGGCATCGAACACGGTCGCTTCTTGATACGCAACCGTAGCACGAGCGTTCTTCGTCCGTCGCTGCCTGATCTCTTCCCACATCGCCTTGTATGTCGTTTCGTCAATCTCTTCATACGGGGCCTGATCGAACCCATGCTCCGAATGTCTCAGAAATGAAACCGATTTGATCGCCTCTTGATAATGATCGCGCAACCACTGCTGTATCGCCGGCAACTCATCATCGCGATAATACACCGTCACGCTTACTGCATTATCCGCCCACGTTGTTGCCGCATATTTCACCATTTCGAGCTGGTCAATCGCCGAAACTGCTTTCGCAACTTTCGCATTCGATGGTGCCCGGCACGGAATAGCGACTAAAACAGTAGTTGTGTCCTCGCTTCCATCAAAATTGCGACGATATTCAACCGAATACCCCAGTGATTTCGCATAATCCACTAACGGATTTGTCGCTTCCATCGCAATTCGACGAATGAAATACGGTGCAAATGCGGGATGCACACCCGGCGTTGTACCAGCTAGCAACGACAGCGTGCCGGATGGCTTGACTGTTGTCAGACGGATCGACGGTATTACTTGTTCATTGTTCAACGAACGGAGATGCACATACCCGTCGTTGATCCAACTCAACCGTTTCGGCGAACATTGCATCCAGCCGCTGATACTCATTCCAATCCGCTGGTTGCGATGGACAACCTCGCGGCTCCGATCCCACTGGTACGGCATTTGCGTAATCGCTTTTTGCAGCTTATACAGGAGATAGATAGCGTCAAAAAATTGGTTCTTGTTATCGAAATTAGGCAAAAACAGCTCGCTTAAATTGCAAAACTCGTAGCTTTCCAGCGGGATTTCACCGCATGGATTGATGCCGGTTGCAGGGTCGAACAATTCTTCTCCGGCACGGCCATATTTCCGCACTGCATACGGATTGTATAACCCGTATGGCTCACCATTTCCGTTATACCCTTCCCAAAAGAGATCAGGTAATTCGTTAATATCTGTACAGATAACGGTATTATTCGAGAATGCCCGCCAATTCGGAATGCTGCCTAAATCCCATCGCTTTGCCTTTAGAAACTCTGCGTCATCCGGCAATCCTAACGCGATTTCCGCCGAGCGACGAACGTTGCCTGATATAACAATGGAGCCAATAATATTCGCAATGTCCAAAATATCAATTGACGTAATGCGTTGACCAGCGCGTCGCTGCAAAAGCGACGCAATCTGTTGCATGCCGTTGACCAACGGTTCCGGCCCGCTTGCCACGCCGCCAAACCGTTTGATCAGAGTTCCCTTCGGACGCACTAACAACGTTGAATAGGTCAATGATTTTCCAGTTACAAAAAACGCAGTGAGTACCTCACGCAACAACTTCACCCATCCCTCACGACTATCGGGCACGATAAAATCCGCGTCCGAAGAGGGACTATGATTGATAGTCACGTTTGGCTTGACCGGCGGGAACTTGTCATAATGTGTTGTCGAAAATCCTACACCACATCCAAGCATCAGACTATCAAACAAAAAGCAAAAATCTTCGATAGTTTGAATGTCAACATACGCACAATTGAGCAATGAATTAGCGCCAAGATGTCGCACCGTTTCCGTCCCCAACTGCCACAGCATGCGACCGCCCGGCAGTGCGCGAAAGTTGAACATGTGGTCGAACAAACGTTCGGCTTCGTCTTGCGTGTATCCTGCCCCGATCTCTTGCGCTCCCTCGATTACTCGCTTAAGCGTATCTACCCACGTCTCCGCCATACCATCAGAACGTTTGCGACTGTACGTGCGGTAGAACACCAGTTCACCTACACCGTCGTATCCCCACGTGATCGGGCGATCACGATATGCTTCAATAAATGACAGATCGAGCGTGGACATGCAGACCTCCGCAACAAAAAGCTAAACGGGCCGGTAGATTACCTGATCGGAAAACAGATCACGGATACGATCAAGATCGCAATGATAGCACAACAACACGCTAGGAAAGGTTGAACGCCGCGCGATGTCTTCGCGAATTGTCCAAAACGATATTCGGTTGCGGAAAAAGACGACGGTGTGATCGTGTTGTGTCAACATCCGCCACCATCGCGTGTCAGTTCGCGCTGCAACTAAAACCGCCATCTGCTTGTCTTGCGCATACCTTGCAATTTTTTGCACAAACGGAACGATAGCGCGACCATACGGCGGGTTGACGTAAATAGAGCGATACGGAGACCAGTCAATTGCAAGACCATCACGCATCGCCGGGTCAGGATGATCAAACCCGCACCAGTGCCGCGCTTGCACAATCTCTTGCGCTATCGCGTTGCTGGCCGGATCAAGGTCGATACCATCGAGTACATGAGACACTTTGTCAATAACCCATTTCGGCGTGTACCATTCACCGGTTTGTGACATAAATAACGCGGGCTTCATCGTTGCACTCCCCGATCTATTATGCTCCCGTACTGCCAAATCCGTTCTCACCGCGTTCCGTCGTGTCGAGCGTTTCAACTCGAACAAGCGTGCTAACGTAATACGGAACGATCACCAACTGCGCAATACGCTGACCTTTCTGCACAACTCGCGACAGTCGATGATCAAACGTTGCGTGTGAAGGCTGCCAACTCGCAAGCACTTTAATTTCGCCGCGATACGAACAGTCGATCGTTCCCTCAAACACGAACAAACGTTCTTTGAATGCATTCCCACTTCGACCGCGCACAAACCCGACGTATCCTTCAGGAATAGCGAGTTTTAAACCGGTATTGATAACAACCCACTCCCACGCCGGCAGTTCGATAGTTTCACTCGTAATCAAATCAATACCGGCATCACCGTCACGCGGCGAACGATAGTCGAGATCAGACGGTGCGACGATGGTAATGCTTGGTTTGTGTGCCATTTCGTTTCTCCGCTTTCTGATGCTTAGTGTCATTGTGCGACAAAAAGAGACCGATTGACAGTGTAAAGCGTTTTCTGCATTATTCCGTGATTTCGCTCGTTTGTGCGGTTGTTTGCCGCGTTCTAATGCGGTAAAACGACGACTTCACAGAACGGCTCAGAAACGCTTTACACTCGAACAACAAGACAAACTATCACGACCCGACGAACAATTGCTTAGAACGCTTCCTGTGCGATCGCGTTTTAGCGCATTCTGATGCGGAACTCGAACAATTGTGCTGACGTTACTTGTCATAACACGATGAGATCGCAGGCTCGACGACAACGTATTGCCCCATCCGTGGCATGCATTTCCGCGCTGCCTTTTCCATGCTCTGCTTCAAAACCATCGACGCTTCCTGCACGTAGTCATTCGTTGCGTGCAACACCAGTTCATCATGCACCGTCAAAATTAATCGCGCTCGCGTCGGATCGAGGTCTTTCGCGACGTACACCATCGCCAACTTCAACATATCCGCGCAGGTTCCTTGAATCGGCGCGTTGCTTGCTTCTCGGCCAATCGCGGACAACGATTTACGATCCGCGTGACGCAGATCGAACATGCGTTTTCGTCCTAACGCGGTGCGAACATAGCCCGGCCTCTGCCCCTGCTGCGCCGTTTTATCGAGCCACGCACCAGCTTTCCGAAATGCCTTTTGTTTCCAGTTGTCGATAATTTGCTGCGCCTGTTCCGGCGTGCAGGTAACACCGAGCGGCGCTAATTGTTGAGAGATCGTATCGCTTAACGCCACGCCGGTAATGCCGTATGCGATCCCGTAGCTCGTTGGTTTTGCCGCATTTCGCAACAACGAATACGGCGCAACTTTCTTCTTGTCCAAGGTTGCATTGCGCGCTTCAGGATACAGATCGCCGAACGCCTGCCGGACGACGTACAAATGAATATCTTCTTCCCCTCGTGCTGACTTGACAATAAGATCACCGAGCACCTCGTCACCCGACATATCCGCCAAAATCACCAATTCAATACCAGCAAAATCAGCGATCACCAACGAATGATCTGGTTCCGCCGCGATACATTGCCGCAAGGATGGAAGACCAAGCGGTGTGATTTTTTCGTCTTTCGGTAACTGTTGCAGATTGCTACTAAACCGCCCCGTACTTTTCGCACCTAACTGCTTAAACCACGGGTACAACCGGCCATTGTGGTACATTTCCCTGAGCGTCTTGACAAAACTATCATCGAGTTTATGGATCGCAATGGTATATGCATAGAGATTCAACAACGAGTTGCGATACTGTCTATATGATTGCAACAATGCGTCGGCTTCCGGCGGGATAGCGACATCAACCGTATGCGCCGCGTCCCACCGTTGCATATCTTTTGCCGAGAGTGACGGATTACCGTCTTTGTCAACAATTTCGATCCCGTACTGTTGCAGCGCCGGCCACAATTGCCCGTAGTTCCAGACGCCATTTTTGCATACCGGCTTGCTATTAATGTTAATTATTTGTGGAACAATAAATAGTTGCGGCGTATGCCGGGCTTGGTGCCCCGCGATCCTCAACGCCGCCGGTTGCAGCGCTTCTTGCATGAGCCGCTCAGCGATTGTTCGTTTTTCATGTAACACGGAAACAAATGTTTCGAATCGTTGCCAATCGAACGGAACGCCGCCAAGTTCCATCTCAACCACGACCGGCAACAAGCGCATTTCTAATTCCGCAATCTTCTCTAGCTCATGCGTTCTGAGATCGACGAGTTGTAATTCTCGAACTGCGAGCGTTGTTAGCGCATCGAGTGACGCATACCGATAATGCGCGTCGGTCATCGTCAAGGCTCGACCGAACGCGGTGAAATCGGCGCGGATCGTTTTGTCAAGTTCTAATCCGATACGACGTGCAACAATTTCTTTCAGTGAATTGCTGTAGTCGAGACCGGCAAAAAGTATAATTTCCGCAAGCATGGTGTCGTAATACGCGCAAGATCGAAGATCAAAATCATACACCCGCGCCAAAAATTTAAGATCAAAACTCAAATTATGACCAACAATCAACCGGCCAAACAGGTTTCGATGTAACCACGCCCGCAATTCGTGCGGATCGATCGACGAGACATCAAGCACGATTGATGTTTGCAAGCTATCCGCAATCGAGATGAGCAACACGTCGTTGCGCTGCCAGTCTAACCCTGATGTCTCAAGATCGACCGCAACAATATCTCCTTCAATCGCGATAGCTGCTAAATCAGCCGTCGCGCTGGCAACTATCACCTTCGCGTTCCGCACCTGCTCCGTCAGCGTCTGTCCAATCCGCTTCGCCGGCGTCGTCTTGATCGTCTGCGAGATCACCGAATGCGGTTTCAGCGATCGGTTCATGTGGTACTCCTTTCTTATGCAAAAACATTCGTGGGAACTCGCTCTTTCGCGGCCTTCCACCCAGGCTGCGATCTGGAATAGAGCCGTCGTACCAGCGATCTTGCGTTTTAAGCGTTTGTTCGATCCAATCCCAAAAGTATTCCGCCGCAAAACAATAGATTGTGCGTTCTTTTTGATATTTTGTGTCGGTATGAAAACACGCCAACCCGCGTAACGCCCGCGTTGCACGAACGGTTAACGATTTCCCTTTTGTATCAACCGGTTCTAAACTCTCCAAAAACGGTTGGTTCATAATCGGTCGCTGATAATCATTGAGTGAAGCGCCCAGATGATCTTCGAGTTTCTTCAAATATTCCGCCGGAATAGCGACGAAAAACACGTTCGAGAACCCGTATTTGAACAAAAACAACGCAGCGATCACGTTATATTGCTGCATTGCGCGATAATTTTCATCGAGCGTCTCAAACCAATCCATCTGCAATCTGATACATTTCTCGTTCCCTTGGGTAAATTGCGCGGAGAATTTAACCTCGACCATCAACACCGCACGGGTCGGTAACGTGACTAACACATCTCCGCGCATTCCGCCCGCGCCGGATTGCGGAACACGTTGTGCATACAACCCGAACGAACGAATGTTCGCAACCGCATTGTATTCTGCTCGTTTCCCGCGCCGTTGATTGAGGTTAACCCGCTGTCTGTCAGTTTTCATTTTATGCCTCACTGCCATGCGTGTTCGAGATACTAAAAATCGCACAATGTCAGGCGATATCCCGGTTAATTGCGACAATTTGTGCAGTTGTGTAATCGTTCGTTTTGCAAGATACGACGATCGTGGCAGTTTAACCGGCGTAACTACTTCCGTTTGTTGTTTTCGCGCCTCTGCTAATTGTCGCTCTCGTTCCTGTTTGCGCAATGTTGCTTGTTGCTTGCGCAATCGTTCCTTCTGCCGCTGCGCCGCTTTTCGCGCTTTTTCGCGTTCGCGCTGCAACAAGCGCTGTTCGCGTTTTCGCTGCCGCAACACTTCTTTATTGATACGGCGCACCTTCTTTGCGCGATTTGCCTTTTTTGCGGCACTCTGCTTTTTTGTTAATTTTCTACGTTTTATCGTGGTACTTGTCATAATCACTACATCTGGTAATGTTCGGACATCCCTAAAAACGCAAGTTTGCGCGAATGATAGAGCACATTTGCCGAACCAGTCGGGCCATGGCGATTCTTCTTGACCGTCACCCGCGTGCGCGCAACGCCCTGATCATCGCGGCTTTCGTAATCAATATCAATATGCAACCACAGCGCCGCGTCTTTTTCGGGATCGGTGCTGTCGCGGATTGTCCCCTTCGTTTCATTAACTTGCGCGGTTAACACAAATGCAACATTGTATTGTTTTGCAAAATCGCGAATGCGCTTAATCGCGCTACTTAATCCATAATGCATATTATCGCCTTCGTATTTTACCAATTGCAAATAGTCCACGAAGAACACCTGTACATTGTGCTCAACATGCAATGCCCGCGCCGTTGCGATAATGTCATCCGCGCCAAACCCTTCAGCCTCGATGATGTACAGCGGCAGTTGAGCAATTTCTTCGGTTGTCGCCTTAATAAGATCAATCAAGTCTGGTGCGATCGGTGATCCGTCAATATTCATACCATTCCGAACGATCCTGCTATCAATTCCTAACAAGTTCGCAACAAACCGCGCAACGAGCTGCGGACGCGGCATTTCTAATGAGAAAATCGCAGTCGGCGAGCCTTCAGATTGATCTAAATGATAGTTCCGCGCCATATTCAGCGCCGAAGCGCCGATCAACGCGGTTTTGCCGCCGCCGGATCGCGCTGAAACAATCGAGATTTCGCCGCGTGGCCATTCCCCGCCAATCATTTGATCGAGCCACTCCAATCCGGTACGCAACCAGCGATACGTACCAGTTCGCCGCGCTTCAAAGAGTGACAAAAACTCATCCACGCCGGATTGGATCGTTATTGAGCGTACATTTCGCGGTAATTCGCGCTCAATCACGTGAAAGAGATGCGTAATATCAGGGTCGGGTTCCGCCGAAAGTTGACGAAGATGCTGGCTCACTTCGTATAATGCGCGCTTTTTCTGCAATCGCGATAATTCGTCGATGATGGGGAACGGATCAACGTGTACCGGCAGCGATAGTTCTTGCGGCAACGGATCGCGATAAAACCGAGCAATGCCGTCTTCCGTCACATCGCCGTACAACACAAAACTTTGCCGCATTGCGTCAAACAGCAACCGCGTTCGTTCGTCTGCAAACAAACGTGGATCGAGCGCAGAGATAAGGTGATGATATTGGCGATCGCGCAATGCGAGCAACAAACGCATCTCCAACGCGGCGTTGGTGTAGTCAACAACGTTCGTCATGGTAGAAATCCTCTCGCTAATTGCAGAAAACGCACATAAGGGATAGCGGTTTCGATGATAGTTCGATATGCCTTTTCACCATACTGTAAAATATACGTGTCAATATCCATCTTTTCGTACTGAAACCATCGGTTGTTACTCCATAATGGTAATAGCGCGACAAAAATACGTTGTGTAAACGGCAGCAAATCAGTAGCAAGGTCAACAATAGCGCGATATACGTCGTAATAGTGGCGCAGTTGGTTGTCAAAGCAAATAACAACACGCTGTGATGAAAAAACTTGAAGATCGCGACGTGACCGAATGCCGGGGAACGCGACGGTTGCAATGCCGGCTTGTTGCGACGCAATCGCTTTTATTTCTCCCTCGGTAATCACGAGCGTTTCCGGTCTTCCTCGTAAGACATCCGCGTTATACACAATTGTTGCTCCGCGCAACGTTGCAGAATTGCGCAATGAAAGATACTTTGGTTCCTCATGTGCGATACTTCTTCCTCGCAAATCGTATACTATTCCGTTCAACAAGTACGGGAACACGATCCGATTTGCAAGAAACGGTTGTTTATTGACCGCAATACCCGCTTTTTCTGCAAACTCGCTACTGTACAAAATGTGAAACGACGCGGGAACATACCCGATCTGAAACTGATCGATCATCGCATCGCTAATACCGCGTCGATGCAACCACGCCCGATGCTGCTCGTCAAGGCAACTATGATAATACGCAGCGAGTTCGGTGTATAATTGACGAAAAACAGCAATTTCTTCGTGCGAAACAACAATAGGTTGATGAGTAAACCTGCTCGATTGGCGAAATCCGCAATTAAAGCAATATCCAAAACCATTGTGCGGCGTTACGTAAAAGTTACCCTTCTTACATTCCGGGCACGTTGTTTTGTAGCCCTTCGCCATACGCTACCTCTTGCCCTTTGCCACGATGACAAGGTTCCCGCAGCAATTGCTTGCTACGGGAACCAAGTGCTTAATCGTCAAACAGATCTTCTTCCGCCGCCTGCTCGTGTTGCTCGTTCTGCTCAGCCGTCACCAGACGCGGCAACAACTCAATATTGCTCGCCGTCAACATGTCACTATATGACAATGTTCCGTCAAGCAACTGTTGCAATGCGTCGTGATTGACCGGCGTTGGCCACGTTGTCAGATCGTAATACGATGTAATCTCCGGCAACGATTGCGGACGCTGCGCGAGGAAGTGGGTCAACGGCTTGCCGCCCTCCCCGCGCACTCGTTTCATGACAATCAAATAGTTCGTGATGTCAAGTTGTTGCGCGTTGCCGGTCGTCGGATCGGTTTCAACGAGACTCAAGAACAACTGATACAATTTATCAATCGCGGCTTCTCCGATCGCAACGCCATCGCGAATACGCGGCACTCCGCGTAACTCCAAAATCGCCGGCTCATTACGCAGCTCCGCATGTCGCGCAATTGCTTGCGGGAACGAACCATTGACATTTGGATACACAAGAGTCACCGAGCCATCCTCCGCAACCTGGCGCACTACCCGCGATACGTCAAATACAGGGAACAACGTTAGAAACTCGGGACGCAACGCTTGTTCTTTGACCTCATCAGGCAATTGCATTTGTGCAATGACGCGACTGATGGGATCGTTGCGATGATCACCAATCCATTTGTTGCCACGCTTAACTGCTAAAACGATCGGGCGACGAACCCGCTTGTCGTTCGGATTATACCCCCACACCGGAACCCACTGTTTTGTTTCCGGGTCTTGTGCGACCCAACGACGAACCATCACAATTGGTTCGCCAACGATGCGAAACGTGCATTGGCTCTCGACCGGAATTGACAAAAATACTAAATGGTATGGCAGCTTTTGCTTCGTTTCCTTCGGCTGCCCGCTGGTTGCAATGCTAAACACGTCCATGAAACTACTCCTTTCCATAGTATCCCGCCGATTGCTTCGCCTTCACATACGAACGAACGGCAAGTTTACGCTCCAGCTCGTCGCGCAACTTTACCACATACTTCGTTGACATGTCGCGACGATGCTTGTTCACGTAATCCAACACAATTTGCCGCACTTCTTCCCACGTAATCACGCCGTTATTCTCTTGCGCGTACTCGCTCAACGTCGTGAGCAGTTCCTTTAACATATAATCAAAATCCTGCTTCATCTTTCGACCGGACGCCCGGTACTCGATCAACTCGTCGTCTTCCGCTCGTGTCATCGCTTACCTCCGTTACATATACGCAACACGACCATAACCTTTGCGCTCGAAGTATAGCACGGTTGTGAAAAACCACCAAAGGAAGTTTTGCGCGCAACTATAAACACATCAGTAGTTGCTATCTCGAAGCAATTGCATCAGATCGCTCGTTTCTTCGGCGTTGCATAGACGCGCAACCGGTCGTCTAACTCTTGCTGTTCTGATGCTAATGCTTCAAGCATCGTTTTTGCTGATGCGACGTTGCTATACGAAAAATCCGGCGTTGACCAATTCGAGAAAACGGCGGTTGATGACGCAATGAGTGCGCGTCGCAGAAAAATCGTTGCGGCGAGAACAATAATCGGTTCATCGTTTTGCTCGACAACCGGCGGCTGAGACATGGTAAACGTTGCCGCAGGATTACGTACAATGTCGTATTCGTTCGGCAACGGTGTTAGTTCAACAATTCCCGCCGGCGTCTCAACCAAATTGCCGCCGCGATTAAGCGATGACGTATAGATAAAATATCTCCACGACCATTTTTGCGATAGTGATGGAATTGCATTAACTAACGCCGTGCGAATGAATGTTTCGGAATACTGCGGCGGCGAGGAAATATCACCCATCCGAACCCGAACGAATGGAATGAGATAATCAAGATTTGTCGGTGTTGTGATCATACGACCCTCATGGTTACTCATTAGTCGAGACTATAGCGGCAATATAACATCACATAATTGTTGTTAAGCGAAAGTGACGGGCCGTTATAATACAATTCTCCAGTTGACAAGATATGGAGTGCCGCCCCAACAATTGCCGGCGTCGGTGTAACGGTTGTCCACGCAGCAATTGCGGCGCGGCGCTGTTTGACCTCGATCCGGCATCCAACTGTCATGCACAAGCCTATATCCAGGCCAAAGAATGGTACGGTTTGGATCATCCGCTGCCGGATCATCGAGACGGGTTGCGTGTGCCACGGTACGGAAATGTATGGCTTAATCCACCATCAGGTACTGCTTCCACAGCTCCGTTTCCGTCGGTGTTGGTGGTGATGGGGGATTGCGAACTCATACCACTTCCCAACACCGACCGTTACGTCCCCTTTCATTCTGGTTAGACTACCCTAACAAGTTCCATGTCATCCACAACACGACAACACCTTCGAGAGTTGTTCCTGACGAGTTGGTAATCGCAGGGCCGCCAAAAAACACACCGTGACTGTTTGGAGGAAGATACGTAAGCTCCGACGCCGCAAATGCCGAAGAGCTGTTTACGCGATATGACACCACAACGCGCCGCACAACATTTCCTTGCAAAGCCGTCGGCATCGTGAAGATTCGTTGTGACGTACCACTCGTGCGACGGATAACACCGCGGAACTGCACCGTACCGTCGGGCATGATCCGGTACGCTACCGACGGGTCGCCGGTTAACGACCCGCAATCTTGCCAGTTGTTTTCCAATGGTATCGTCGTCCAGTCGGTTTTGGCCCGTAATGTACCCCGAATACGCGCGTCACCGTAAACATCAATACTTCCCA